CTTACACCTGGCACATTTAATCCAGTAGTAGCTGTACCTAAACCTGCTGATCCTATACTTGGAGAACCTGTTAATGTTGCTAATTCTTCCATAGGTAAACGTCTTTCTAATAAAGCGTCAGCTAATGCTGCTTGTCGTGCTTGATTTTGCATTTGTTGCATCATAGTAGCTTCTGCTAATTGTGCTTGTCGCATAGATTGTGCTTCGCCTGCTAATCCTGCTCTCATACGCTGACCTTCGGCTATAGATTGTTGAGCTAATCCTGTTAAAGCATCAGAATGAGCCATTTCTAATCTATTCATTTGGTCATTATACGCTACTGAGCCAGGTGGTAAACCAGAATTAATTAACTGCGTGTGTAACTGTTGTTTTTCCATATCTTGAGCTGGTTTTAACCTATTATATGCTCTATTATAATATGCAGTTTCACTACGAGTTGCATAATCTGATAAATCATCTGTTGTAGCTAAAGGGGTAAATCCTGTAGTATCAATAGTTGCTTGATAAGCTGGTAAACTTGCTAAATTAAATTGTCCACTAGGCAATTCTCCTAATCTCTGCCCTGCTACATCTAAATATTGTCCACCTATCTCCGCTTGTTTTTGTCTTTGTGATTCATATTCTGGTCGTAATGTGTATTGTGCTTCAAATCTTGGTTTATCTGCTGTGCCTACATCTGTCCATTTTGTTATATCATAAGGACTATAAACATCTGGTCTATTCATAATACCTTCTACAATAGCGGTTTCTTTATTTGCCGCACCTTGTGCTACTGCTGCTCCTGTATAATCTGGAGCTGGTGGTGGCTTTGGTGGACTAAATAAATTGCTTACAAATTTCATTATAATTCCTTTCTTAAAATTACTTCTCGTTTTTTATATCCGTTTAAAACTTTTTCCCAACCTGCTCGACCAACAATTTCAATATTTTCATACTGTCTTTTTTTTGCATATTTTTCAACTTTTTCTGTAATTTTTATTATTGACTCTAATTTTCCTCCTGCAATTCCTATTCTTAAAGTTTTTAAATGACTAGCAGTTACAAGAGAACAATCTTTATCTTGAAATAATTGATAAGTATTATTTTCTATACCTTTTTCTAAATCTTCTCTAGTTATAAATTCTTGTCCTTTTTCTATGGTTGGAAATAATTGTTCCCATATTTTATCTGTTATATACATTATAAACCACGCCCTCTTTCATACATTACATCAGTAGCGTGCCATTTTATAGATTGTGCAGTTGTACTTGTTCTTATTCTTATTGCCGCATTCCATCCTATATCTGCAATACTACGCCAAACTTTTTGTGTTTGTATTGTACCACCCCAAACTGCTGTGTCCCATGTTGCTGTATCCCATTCTGAACCAGTAGTTGTTGCAGAACTAGGAGTATACACACTTGTGCCATCATTAAAATCTACGTCAAAACCAATACTTACTGGCAAATCAGCATTACTACCCATAACTGGTCTTATACAAGTAAATCTTTTTGGCGAACCTCTGCCACCATAATATATAAATGCTGTTTTTGCATCTCCTTGTATTGCTGAACCTCCATCATTTTGACCATTATCTGCTTGATGCACTTTAGTATTTCCGCCAAAATATAAATCACCATTTAATGTTGCCCAACAATACGCATTTTGTCCTGTAAATCTTGCCCATGCACCAGTTGTTAGATTTACCACATATTGTTCAAAATCTCCTACACTTGAAGTTGGTATGTTAAATAACCCATATTGCCCTCTTGGGTATAATACTGCTTCCCAACCAAATATAGATTTATAATTATTTACTGCGGTATTTATACTACCACTTATTTTGTCAGATATAGCTACAGCAGGTGCATTTTCACCAGTAACTAAAGTTTGTGATAAAGGCATAAATCCTTGTTCTGATATTAACACTAAATCTGAATTAACATTAATAAAACATCTTTTTCCAATAGGTCTTGGAAGTTTAAATGTACCAACTATTGACCATTTTGCCGCATCAGAAGGATCAGAGCCACTATAAATTGCTGCTTCTCCATGATTTGTAATAAATACAATATAATCATCTGGACCACTTCCACCATCTCTTGTCCATTGTCCTATAGCTTGTATGTAACCGCCCATGTTAAATATACTACCTAAATTAAAAGTAGCTACTGTTCCTGCAACACTATTTATCGGTAAATAACCAAAACTTAATGAATTATTAATACAGAAAAATAATCTTTCTTTAAAAACTGTAACATTATTAATAGTAGTGCCTGTAACACCACTTAATGTAGGAGTTGCCCACGCACTACCATTGTAATGTCTTGGTGCATCTGCTCCATTTACTATAAATAAATATCCCCCACCAGAAATAGTAAAATTAACGTGCTGAAATTGTGCGTTACTTAATGATGTAACAACTGCACTACCTACTGAGCCACTACTTGTAACATCATAAATATTTGAGCCACTAGCTGCAAATAATTTATTTGTAGCTCCAGAAGAATAAGGCATTAATGATTGTATAGTGCTAGGCAATCCTGTTACATGGTCTGTATAACCATTTCGTAACGATACATCGGTACTGCCAGGAAAAAAATTATCCAAACGAATAGCATCTTGTTCTGGCATCATATCTACTGCATCTCTAGTATTTAAACCGCCAATAGGAGCAGGAACTGTTGTACTTTCTCCTGTTGGTTGAAATATAGAATCAAAAGCCATTATGCTCTACCTCTTAATAATGCTATTAAATTAGCTAATTCTTCTTCTGTCATATCTTGTTTGTTTTTACCATACATATTTGCATTACCGCCTATTCTTCCCACTTCCCTTCTAGGAACAGTATATATAGGCATTGTTATCATATCTGGAGATTTAAAAGTATTAGTGCTTGGTTTCCAAGAAGGTCTGTTTTTTTCTTCTTTTTCTAAATCTCTTTTTACTGGATTTGTTTCAGGAGCACTACTTCCGTACATAGGAGTTTCACCATCTGCACTAACCCCTGCTCCGCCTATTCCTTGATTTGGATTTTCTTTTAAAATTCTAGCTATTAAATTACCTTCTGGATCATAAACTGGATTAAGCAAACTTTGTGCTATATCCTGCCAACTTCCAGATTCAGGTGTTACCCCAAAAAGTTCATCTTGCCAATACGCCATTATTTTTTGCCTTTCCCATAACCACTAGCATATATTGCTCGACCTTGTTTTGTAGCTTTAGATTTACTTTTATATGTTTTTCCTTTGCTACCCCATTTATAACCACCTTTTACTTTTTTAACTGGCATTATAATGTATAATTCCCTTCTGGCTCATTTACTGGTAAAAATGCTCTATTTCTACCTGTCAATCTAATTATTTGTTTTGCACCATCTTTTGCTTGTTTTTCTGATAATTTTATTTGATATTCTTGTAATTGATTGTCATAAGGCAACCCTTTTTGCTTTAAAAATCTCCATATTACACCTAATGTAATTAAATCTTCGTCTAATATTGTAGTATTTGAATCTGCTGCATAACTTGTAGCATTAGCCGAACCATCACCTGTTGTATCTACCCAATTTTTTTGTATATATTCAAAAAATAACTTTTGTCCTGCTGTAGGTGTAGGATTTAATAATAATTTATTTCCTCTTATACGAAAATAATTAGTTACTCCGTTTACTACTATACCTTTTAAAGTTTGCCATTCAGTATTATTTAATGGTCCATAAAATTTTCTATTTGTTGTTCTATTCCACATTGTGTCATTAGAAAATCGTAAAAAATCCGTAGCTATACTTGTCATAGCTCCTTGATCTTCTTGTGCTAATAATGTGTGTTCTTCTTCTTTTATTAAGACTTGCCAATCATATCCAGCTACTAAATTTTTACCTTCTCTATTGGCGGCTGCCAATAACTGTATAACTGTTGTATCTGTAGAACCCACTACAGTATTAGGAGAAGGTACTCCTATTTCATTTGCGGCATCTTGGCATATTGTTAATAATGTCATTTATCCTACTACCTGTTCTGGTTGTATATCATATTTTTCTGCTAAATAATCTTTTGCCATTTTTCGTAAATCTAAAGTGCCTTTGCCCAAACCATGACACGCACCATCAGATAAACTTGCTAATTCTTCAACAGATTTAATTCCTTCTAATTTTAATACATCTTCTTTTCTTTTTCCTAAATCTTTTAACACATTTAAAGGTGTTGCTTTAGGTGTTTTTTTTGCAGGTTTTACTTTAAAATATTCTGCATATTCTTTAGGAAATTGCTCTTTAAGCTGTTCTTCTTTATCTTTTACTCTGTAAATAACTGTATTAGGATCGCCTATTAGTTTTAATTCTACTAAATCAATCCCTTCTTCTGATTTATAAAAATTTGCTCTTAAATTAGATTGTGTAGCCATTTATATTTCTCCTATTATGTTATAGAGGGCAGTATAAACCACCCTCTATATATTATAATGCTATAATGGAAATTGACACATTATTATTTTTGCACTTGCATCAATAGCAGTTGCACAAACAGCATCAGTAGCAGCGTTAACAACATCTAATGTTCCATCTCCTGCTCCTATTAATGTTAATGCGTTACCATCAGCACCTGCTGTTAAAGCAGTTGTTAATGTAGCTGGTCCAGCTACCTGAATCCAACAATATTCGTTAGTGGCAGGTGCTGATTGAAGTACACCAGCTCCTACTCTTGCAGTATCACTAACATCAGAAGTGACAATATCAACTTGTCCTGCTGAAGCACCACTAGCTGCATAGTAACCTACTACGTTGCCAGAAACTGCTGCTACCGAACCTGCTCCTACTACATATTGTACGTATTTATAGAGCTTACCATCGGAAGTTTGACCTATTTGACCTAATTGAAATTCTAAAGTCGCACTTGTCGCGGTAATATCCATTCCAGTAATATAAGACATAATATTTTACTCCTTTACTATGCTTGTATAACGCCTTGTCTTGCTCTGTTTGAAACAGTCATATTTCCTGCCCAAACTACTGGCAATACCATTGCGTCTTGGTTAACAGATGCCTTTTCCCCTAGTGGAGTAAATTCTCTGCCACTTGCAGGTCTAAGGAATAAATAGTCCGTGTTAAGCATATACATTTTGCTTGCTGGACATTGATCGTCATAATACACAGGTGCGTCCATGAACATTAAATTCATAAACCCAGCACTTGCTTTATCATCACTTGTAAACCTTTGGTTTGTTTGTAATG